TTAGCAAGTGCTTCTTGTTGGAATACATTCATCTTATTCAAGTCACCCATCTGACGAACTTGATTTAAGATCTCCTTTTGTGCACCAGCAACATCACCAGCAAATGAAAGTTGACGAGCAGCATTCAAATTCAAATTCTTGCCCAACAACACACTTGCTTCCATTTCATCACTGACACTCTGTGTGAAGTTCAACAATCCTTTAGCGGATGCTGCTGATTTATCCAAACTTACACCCAGCATTCGGGCTTGTACTGCTGCCAACGTCATTTGTTTGACGTTACCTCTCATCAATGTAAGAGTTTCATCTGCTGCGTTAGCGACATCACTCATCACTTCGTCGATGTTGACTCCAGCAGCATTTGCGAGGTTAGCAGTAAATCCAGCCATTGCACTGGCTTGTTTATCTGTCATTCCTCCAATTGCATTCATCTTTTGCAAGAATCCGGCTGCATTGGTTTCACTCACACCATAATTTGCGGCAAGTAATGTGGTAGTTGTTGCCAATTCTTTATTAACCAACAACGATGTACCAAGAGTTTTACCAATAGCTGTTAATGACTTGTAGGCGTTATCAATTGTAACTCCTAAAGTTGCAAATTGTTGATTCAACTGCAATGCGGTTTGTTCCAACGATCTTGCGTTGTCACGTCCCAATCCCAATTCTTTTCTGAATGAAGCTGCTGCTTTATCCAACTGAACAAAACGATCAAATCCGTCCTTGAATACCGCAATAAATTCTTTTGCGGTTTTCGCCATCTGTTGTAGTTTTGCAAGATTCTCTTCTTGTAATTTCTTTTGTGCTAATAGATCATCCCGTTTTTTCTTATTGTTTGCAGCGTCTTCAGGTCCAATCTTCTTGGCTTCATCCAACTTATCTTTTTCCAATTTAATTTGGTCCTCAAGATTTTTTATTGCATCTTCAGAACACTGAGATTTCTTCTTGCACAAATCCTTTTCCTTTGACATTCGGTCTTCAAGGTTTTTGATAACATCATTACCTTTTTGGAGCTGGTCATCATAGCCCAAAGGAATCTTAGACAGATCTTCTTCAAGTTGTTTGACTTTATCACTAGCTGCTTTAATAGGAGCATCAAACATCATTCCTGCCAAAGCACCAAATGTTTGTAACAGATGTTCACCCGACTCCACACCAGTGTCCATCAATGCCTCCATAGCACTAACAGGAGCATCAAACGCATCAGATACAATCTGCAACGCACGTGTCATATCAGACGTTGTTTTTGTAAATGATTTGGCAGTTTCATTTGCATCTGCCAACGATTTACTAAGAAGCTTGATTTGATCAGCTGTAAGAGACACTTCTTTTTTGCTCTTACGTGCTGAGTCAGCTAACTGATCCATCAATCTTCTTGCTTTATCTTGCGTATCCTGATCCATAAAAATCTAATGTACCCTATAAATATAAAATCTATTGGGTTATTGTTCGATTTTTAACGGTTATTTACCTTTAGATTTGGATGCTTTTTCCATATCTTCGTTTTCTTTACGTCGAACTTCTGCCAACTTACGAAGATAAAAGATTCTCAAATGCGTAGGTAGATTATACGCAATCTCTTGATTAAATGCACCCTCTGAATAATACGCCAAATCAAAAATCTGACTGTGAATGGCGATTTTGTCCTCAGGACTCAGGCCAAAAAAACTGGGCCGTTAGCGGCACCGACATCCTTTCTTCGTGAGAACATTCGTCACATGAAAAATCAAAGGTCATATCCAAATCAGGCGTGTTTTCCTTAACATATGCCCTAAATGCCAAACTATCACGTGATGGCATTTCCTGATTGACAAATTTGTTAATTACACCACGATCACCATTACCGTCAACTGCAATAATCATTGCACGTAGACGAGTAGTAACTTCACTACTTGAATTCTTGTTGACCTTGGACAATCCCTTGATTTCAGAGTCAATTAGAGTTTCATCCTTATGAGTCAACAACTTGTAGGTAATAACCCGTTGTGTGTACGGAAGAGTGAATTCAAACTGATTTTGACCCTTTGGATGTTTGGTCACATCGATCTCCTTAGACTTCATCAACGAAAGGTCAATCTTTCGTTCACATTCGGTCTGACACTTAGGACAAGTCACTTTGACTGGTCCATACGTATCACCGTATGCCAAACGTCGGGCAGCGAAGAATGCGGCGTTTTTATCACCCACTAGAATGTCATCTATCTTGATCGGAGTCACAATCAGTGATTCCAACAACTTGTCGAGAACAATTCCCTTCTTGATCAAGTTTTGATTGGTCAAAATATCTTCTTCTCTAGCGGTCATCATCTTTAGTTCCAAACGACCAGCAGAAAGAGGATGTCCTTCTGGATAGAAATGACCTTCGCTGGGAAGATCAATAGTCTCGGTAGGAAAGTTATTTTGGGGTTTTACAGGAACTCCCGATGGAGTTGCTGGTTGAGACATTGATGGCTGTCTTGCGATTTGTGGACCACCGACAATTGTGGATGGTCTCGTAATAGAAATAGATTCTTCGCTCATAGTAACTTATTTGTCGTAACAATATATAGTAACAACCAAAAACTTTTGGTTATTTTAATTAACTTGGAGCACCACCACCTTGTGCAACTTTCAAAGCATTTTTTGCGGCAGCTTCACCGTCTCTAGCTTTTTTGGTGCTTTCTTTGGCAGCATTCAAAGATTCAGTTTCTTTTGATACGTCTTCTCCACGGTTTTCTGCAGCATCAAGTGTGTCTGACGCAACTGATTCACGTTCTTGTGCCTGTGCCAAAGTTACTTTAGCAATATCAACACCCACTTGTGCTGATTGTACTTTGTATCCTTGTTGTTTCTTTCTCAAAGTCTCCAAAGCATTTTGAAACTTATCGGTGTCTTCTTCTAATACTTCGGTAATTAATGAAATCAAATCTGCCTTGGTAATCTTCATATGGTATAAATAGGTATATACAATAAAAAACCCCACACTTTCGTATGGGGCTTTTAAGACCTTACTTTTCCTAAAATGATTAGTATTGGAGAATTGCGTAGTCGTATGCCAAGTTCAAGGTGAGTTCAACTGGGTCACCCATGTTTGTCCAGTCAAGGTTACCGAACTCTGCGCTAACAATTTGAGCACCCTTGAGAACCCACTCTTCTACCTTGTCACCCACTGGTCCCAAACAGTTAATGGTGCAATCTTTCTTATAAAAGTCAAGATAACCGTCACGTCCTGTTACTGATTCGTGGTGTAGACGAACCCATTCCATCACAGCTTGTGCACCAGATGGAGCGATTGGGTCATAAAGACTGATACTAATATCGTTCCAAACGCTCTTACCTTTGTAATAACGTTGTACGTTGATATAGTCAATCGTCTTCTTTTCTTGATTTAGTTTTGGACGATCTGTCTTTTTGATGATAAAAGCGGGAATACCATCAATGCTGAAAATGAATCTGTTTTGAACTTTTGGCTCAAATACAGTATAGAACATTTCGTTTGGATTAAGTAGGTCTGCCATATTTTTTCCTTATTAGGTCTTGTATATAAATAGTGTGTCGTTTCGATTTTTTCTAAAAATCTTATGATTCTTTTAACGAATGTTGAGCATCGTATACTTTGTTAACAGCATCTTTCAATTTATCAATATGACCACGTGTTCTTAATAGTTTGAAAACAATATTTTCTGTGCTGAATTCTCCACCTTTGCTCAAACCCGATTCACGCATATCATATACAGATCGTAGTACACGTTTTAAATCATTAAAGTTGTTTGATTTAATAGAATTGCTTATTTGCACAACCATGTCAGAATACTTTTTCTGAATCATGTTTTTGTCCAATGACAAATTGAGTTTTTGTGGAACTTTAATCCACTTGTTATTCAAAACACTGTACACTCCCAACGCTCTGTTGGTTTCTTTTATGTCTTGGATGTATAGTTCAACACGGTGACCTTTTATCGTGACATTGTGGTTTTTATTCCAATTGGCTTTAATACTATCAACCATCTTTTTAACAAGATCATGATCAGGAGAAATCTTGGTAAAATCGATCAACACGTGCAAATCAACATCACTGCTTGGTCCCCAGTTATAATTGGCAGCACTACCAAGAATGTATACATCTTCAATAGGAGCTGGTAATTCAGACTCAATGTAGAAATCTTGCGCAATTTTCAACAACGCATCTCGGATTTCTGGCTTGATTGATTTGTCAGCGTTCCAGATGTTTGGATTCAAACTATCGTTATAAATTCTGGCTTTCATATTATATGTTGGACCAACTGTATCCGTAACTTTCTTGGGTAATTCCTAAAATCTTTTTCAACTGATTAATCGTATCAGTTGTGTTTTTGTGTTCAATTGCAGTACCACCTTTTGATCTCCATTGTGCAATGTTTGATGGTAAATCATCAATCAATATATGATTTGGTCCCAACGCATATTGTTGTTTTGCTTCGGAACTATCCACCAAGATGACGTTTTCATCGGGTGGAACTGGGACTAAGTTTGTTGACAACCATCTACGTTTACCAATTTCAGCGTTATTGGTTTTTGATTTTTTACTGGATGTACTGCTCAAAATCTTGACGGGAAACTTTAGACTGTTTATAAACCTCCACAACGTATCTCCGTCTGGAAGTTTTGGCAATGTTGCCCACCATGTTATACCATTGTCTGGTGGATTGGTGAAAATCAGTTTCCATATTTCAGGACTTCTTCCTGTTGCATCAAATTGTTCAGCTGATATACCACCTGAGATTTTCTTAAATCCTTCATCAAAATCAACCAATACACCGTCCATATCACAATAAATAACGGTAGAGTTTTCGGCACCAATCTCTAACAGATTGTGATCAAAAACTTCTGGGATGGCCATTTTCAAAGGTATCATATCAGTATAAATATTCAGTAAATTCGATAATAACTTGACAAACTCATTTTTTATCTATAAGCATTGCAAGCGCAACAAGCAAAACAACAAGCACCTAACTTAATTGAAATGATAACAATAAAGTACTTCAATTAATTTAAACTGATTGCTTAAAGCGCTTAAACAATAGTTTTTGTATTCTTTTGAACTTTTCAAATTCCATGCCAACTCAGTGTCTCCTACTTGTCCATAATCAGGCGCGTAAAGCATATGACTTAACTTTTCATCGTCATAAACTTCAAATTTACAGTTGTTTTCGTTCACAATAATAAATATAAAACCATTGTGTATAAACGAAAAAACCCCGCTTTTTAGGGCGGGGTTTGTGATTATTTACCGATCAATTAGGCGCCAGGAAACTGAGCACCAGTTGGCAAGATGTTGAAATCAAGCACGATGAATTCAGCAGTCTTGGTTGGTTGTAGATAGATTTGTCCGTATAGGATGTTTCTATCGATCAAGTCAGGCGTATTGTTGGTTTCGTCCATCTTCACTTGGAAGGCGTACAAACCACTACGTTGTTGAACCTGTTCAAGGTAAGGATTGACAATACTCAAGAAACGGTTACGAG